AATTCGTATTCGCCGACGCGCCGATCGAGGACCAATCCGAACATCACCGCCATCATTTGCGGCGAGCCCGTATTGATTTCGTCAATGAACAGATAACCCTCTGCGCCGTCGCGCTCGACTTGCGGCAGTTCGTCAGGGACAAACCATCGGGTCGTGCCGGTCTTTTCGCAGGGGACGGGAATGCCGCGAACGTCAACGGGCTCGCGGATGTTGGTTCGAAATTCGATCACCTTGCGCTTTTTCTTCGCGCCGAGTTGGCGAACGATGTCGGACTTGCCGACGCCGGGCGGTCCCCAGATCATGACCGCGTCATCTGCATCGGTCAGGATTTCGAGGAGAATTGCCGCTTCGGCGATCGTGCATTCGTGTTCTTTAACAAGAGATGTCATTTTGCTTTCCGTTTGAGGTTGAGTTTTGCATTGAAGATGCGGAGTTGCCCGCGCAACGGCACGGGGTCGATCGGGCGGGCGTTTTGCAACACCCACCCGTAGCGCCCGACAAAGAAGCGCGATGGATGATCGGTGACGATGTCGGTTAGCTCGACGCTGCCGATCACAGCGCCATAGGTCAGGCGTTTCGGGTCGATACCGAATTCGCGTTCAAGATCGGGTTGCGGGTCGTAAGACTGCCCGGCGTGGATCAACAGCAAGCCGCGATGGGTCGTCTGCCAATCCCTGTTCTCCACGGGCTTGATGCCCATGACGATCAGGAACGCCCACGGTTGTTTGACCGTCAGCACTTTGTAGTTTTTCATTGCCTGATCTTTCGTTCAGGCAAAATCGAACCATTCGGGGAGCGATGTCGTGTAGGGCAACGGCACGGCGCGATAACGTGAAGGCCAGCCCTTGCGTTGAGACAATTTGTTGTTGTCGCGCGCCTTGCGCTTCATCACGGCGCGTTCGCCGAGATAAAAACAGACGCTGTCTTCCATCTCGACAAGCGACACGTCGCCGGTTTCGATGTTGCGATATTCGAGAGCATAGATTGAATAAGTCATTTCTGGTTTCCGTTTGCTGAAGCGATGTTGCTTCGTTCTGCGCACCGCGATGGGTGCGCAGCGTCGAAACACTTGCCATTCAGCAAGCCGAAAAATCTCGCAGGCGTCTTAGCCCGCTTGATCGCACATTGGGGTTGCACCCCCGTGCCACTGCCGGAAACCAGCCCGCCCCGAGATTTAATTCCATACGCTGTCTCTGATCATGCGTTCGCCGGTCACAAGGGACACTTCGCTATGATCGTCTCAGCGCGGTTAAGGCTCGATCGTTTGATCGAGCGATCTATGTGGGTGCGTCTACCGCGTCAGGTTCGTCATTCGAACATCGTTGTTCGAACTGTCTCTAATATAGGGCATTTTGCCCGTTTTTGAAAGAGACGGTTTTCTGTGTATTATCAATAGGTTACGTCATATATGCCGGGCATGATGCCCGCCAGATCGCCAAAACATCTATAAAACAAGAGGTTTTCGACGTTTCCGCGGGATCGCGCAGGGACGGGTTTTGGTGCGTTTGGCGTTCTGAGGGGTGCAAGCGTATCGTCCCCGCGCCCGTCGCCTCAGTGACGACGGCAGAGACGAGGGAGAACGCGCAAATGGCAGATGACGAAACCAGCGCAGAGGGCGCGACGATCATCAGCACGCCGGTCGTTTGCCAATTGCTGATGCTGTCGCGTCAGCGGGTCGATCAATTGGTGCGGGATGGCTACATCAAGAAACTGGAGAAGGGACAATTCTCGCTGGTCGAGGCGGTGCAGGGCTACATCCGTTTCCTGCGCGACGAAACCAGACGGCAGAACGTCAGCGCCGCCGACAGCCGGGTGCGGGACGCGCGCGCCAAGGACATCGAGGTGCGCACCTTGCAGCGGTTGGGTCGATTGGTGGCGATCGAACTGCTGGAAGAAATCATCGACACGCTTTGTGGCATGGTAAGAAGCGAATTCGCTGGGTTGCCTGCGGCGGTCACGCGCGATCTGGTCCAGCGCCGAGTGATCGAAAGAGATGTCAATGCTAGACTTCGTCGCATCGCCGAGCGCGCAATGGCAGAAGCCATACGCCTTGAAGCGTATCGCTCGCCTGCTGATGCCGTCCGAGATACTGGAGCCGGACCTGTGGGCGGCAGCGAACCGGACCTATCCACCAACGGCAGCGGTGCCGGGTCCGCGTGATCCGCTGCTGACGCCCTATGTGGTGGAGCCGGAGCGCGCCATCGCGTCCGGCGCTCATCGCCGCGTCGTCTTGGTGATGGGCGCGCAATCGGGCAAATCGGAAGCGATGCTCGATGTCGCCGGGCAACGGCTCGACCAGCGACCGGGGCCGATCCTTTACGTCGGGCCAAACAAGCAATTCCTGAGCGAGCAATTCGAGCCGCGCGTGATGGCGCTCTTGGATGAAGCGCCAACCTTGATGATGAAGGTGGCGCGCGGCAAGCGCATGACCAAGACGCGCAAGATGGTCGCGGGCGTGCCGTTCCGCCTTGCGCATTCGGGATCATCGACCGCACTCAAGAGCGATCCGGCAGTGCTGGCGCTGGTCGATGAATATGACGAGATGCGCGACAACGTGAACAATCAAGGTGGTCCGCTGGGTCTGGTCGAGCGCAGAGGAGACACCTACGCCGATTTCGTTTGCGTGGTCACCAGCACGCCGAAACGCGGTAGAGTGGCTGCGGTCAAGGACGAAAAGACCGGCTTGTATTTCTGGGATGTCGCCGTGCCCGAGGACATCGAAAGCCCGATCTGGCAACTCTGGCAGCAAGGCACCCGGCATCATTGGTCGTGGCCCTGTCCGCATTGCGGAGAATATTTCGTCCCGCGTTTCAATCTGCTGCGCTATCCGCTCAAGGCCGCGCCGCTTGAGGCTTCGCGCGAGACGTTTCTGGAATGCCCGCGCTGCGGCGGCGTCATCACCGACGGACACAAGGCAGAGATGAACGCGCGCGGGCACTACGTCGCGCCGGGTCAGAGCATCAACAAAAACGGCATCGTCCACGGCGTCCCGCCAGAGAGCAAGACCATCTCCTTCTGGGTCTCAGGTCTGGCCTCGCCGTTCGTCACCTTCGGCGAGCGCGTTGCGGTCTTGGTCGAGGCGCAACAATCCGGCGACGACGCCATGGTGCAACAGGCGATCAACGCTGGCTTCGGCGAACTGTATTCGCCCGGCGGCGGCGAAGTGCCGGAGTGGATGGAGATCAAGGAGAAATCCCGGCAGGCGACCTACCAGCGCGGCGAGGTGCCGGCTGATGTGATGTACCTGACGCTGACGTGCGACGTGCAGAAGCATTCGATCCCGTGGGTGATCAGGGGCTGGGGGGCGCGCGCGACATCGTGGCTGATCAATTACGGTTACCTCAGAGGAGACACCGCCGAGGAGGAAATCTGGGCGGCGCTGGGCGATCTGGTGTCGCAGCCGGTGGGCGGGTTGCCGATCAAGCTGAGTTTCATCGACAGCGGTTTCCGCCCCGGCAAGACCGACACGCTGCCGCTCAATCGCGTCTATGAATTCTGCCGCCGCTTCATGCGAAGGGTCAGGCCGACCAAGGGCTCCGCGTCGGCGATGCGAACGCCGCTGATTTTTTCCAAGATCGAAGTCAGCCGCAAGGACGGACGCGCGGCGAAGTATGGGCTGGAGCTTGTCCGGCTGGATACCGATCATTGGAAATGCTGGGTGCATGAGCGACTGCGCTGGCCGGAAGATCACATCGGCGGCTGGCACGTCTTCAAGGATGTCGATGACGATTATTGCCACCAGCTTGTCAGCGAAGCGCGGATCAAACAGCCGACCGGCAGGGCTGAATGGGTGCAGCGCAGTCGCGACAACCACTTTTTCGACTGCGAGGCGATGCAGGCGGCGGCGGGCTACCTGCTCAATGTCCAGCGCATCCCATTGCCAAAAAATCAAAACGGGACTAGGGATGGCGTTGGCAGGCAGCCGACCACCCCTTCCGAGGTAGCCAGCGCACCCGTTGCGCCCCTAGTACCGCCACCGTCGTCACCGCAACCGAGTGGCAGCCGCAGGGTGAGGCGCATCATCAGGTCGAGTTATCTCGGAGCCTAGTGGCTCCGTGCCGTGTCCCCAGAACCAACCCGCGAAGAACTGCTGGCGCAGGTCGCAGCGCTACAGGCGCAATTGCGCGCGCAACAAGCCACAGCATCGCCGTTCATAAC